AAGTTTTCGTTCTCCCGCATGCGCTTGAAGTCGTTCTGCCAGTGTTTCTTGGCGCGCTGCACGCGGTCGGTCCACCGTTTGACCAGCTTACGGCGGGGTTCTTCAGGTTCGGGGCGCTCGCGGTTGATGAATTTATTATCGGCGGTGGGGTCGGGGGGACCTGTCCCCGGCGGGACAGGTCCCTGGCTGGGACCAGTGGGCGCGTAGGACGTGTCCCCGGCAAGCGTGCCAGGCATCGTCCCCATGGGAAGGTTTGTCCCGGACATAAACTTACCAGCCCCCTGTCCCGCCGAAGCCGAGACGCACGGATTTCTCGGCGATACGCCGCTGATCGATCATCCAGCCGAACGTGCCCTCGGCGTTGTCGGGCTTCTTTTCGGCCCGCACGCCGGCGCCCACCTGAAGCGTCAGGCCGAGACCCACGTAGGCGAGCGCATCAACGAAATCGTCGTGCTGGTCGTGCGGAAATTTGAGCAGCTGGTCCCGCGCCGCAGGCCACCAGGGCGCGCGCTCCGGGAACAGCACCTTCTCCATCGACATGCGCCCCTGGATCGACTGGGCGCGGGTCTGCTTGTCGGCGATCGGCTGCATTTCGATCACTGAGCAAAAAGTTTGTGTTTCAAGCATGCGTTTGCGCAAGAAGGGGCCGATGGATTTTGAAATCATCGAGCGTTCGGCCCACCAGAACATGGGCTTGTAGCCGCGCATCATGCGCAGCATCGCCTCGACGCACTGCTCCGCGGTCATCGACCGCCACACGAGGTCCGGCAGCACGTAGATGTTCTCTTCGGCATCGAGGCCGACCAACAGCAGGCACGTCTTGTCGGCATATTGCTTGAGGCTGACCGCGTGGTCGGACGCGCCGTAGTAGCGCAGGTTGCCGGGCAGGTCGGCAGGCTTGTAGGTCTTCAGCCACTTGGCACTGAAGAACGTGCCGCCGGCGGGCGAGGGACGGCCCTGGTAGAGTGCCGAGAAACCGCGCGCATCGCGGCGCTGCACGCCAAGCAGGTATTCGGTCCCGAAACGCCCGGGCCAGAGAGCTTCACCGGGCTTGCGCTTGAGAGGATCGTGATCGGGATCGATCGCCAGCGCCGGCAGGTCGATGATGCTCCACTGCTTCGCCTCGTCGACGTCGTAGTGCGAGTTCGTCGGGTCGGTCAGCCGGCCGACGAGGTCGTCCTGGTGCCAGCGCGTCTGGATCAGCATGATCCGTCCGGTTTCGTCCATCAGGCGGGTGGAAATCACCTGGCTGAACCATGTCCAGAGCGTGTCGCGGATGGTCGGGCTGTCGGCCTCCTGGCGATCCTTGAGCGGGTCGTCGATGATCAGCACATCACCGCCGCGGCCGGTGGTGGTGCCGCCGCGGCCGACGAAGGCGAGGATGCCGCCCTTGGTGGTTTGCAGGCGGTCCGAGGCTTTGCTGTCGCCTTTCAGGATCGTGTCCGGGAACACCTGGGCGTAGGCCGGGGACAGCATGATGTCCCGGACCGCGCGGCCGATGTCCTGGGAGAATTTCTCGTTGTAGGTGCCGAAGATCAGACTCAGATGCGGGTTCCGGCCCGAAAACCAGGCCGGAAACATCTTCGAGGCAAGCTCAGTTTTCCCGTGCCGCGGCGGCAGGCTGATGATCAGCCGCCTGATGCGGCCGGCTTCAAGTTCCTCGATCGCCGCGCAGATGACCTTGTGGAATTTCTGCGCCTCGTAGCGGGTGCAGTCGGGATCGTCGGGGTCATCCGGCGTCGGCTTCATCAGCCGCGTGAAGGCGAGCATCGCCTTCTCGGCGTCGAGGATGGCGATCAGCCGCTTGAGACAAAGCTCGTAGCGTTGTTCGTCAGGGGTCACACCTGCCCGCCCGTGCTGGTGATGATGCCGCCCGTGACCGTGAAGGTGCCGTAGATCGGCGGCGTGCCCCCGGCGGCGATCCAGGCGCGGTAATCCTCTTTCTGCACGCGCAGGACCGGGAGGGTGAACGGCTGCGGTGGCGCCGCCAACGGCGTAGGTTCGGCTTCGTGGGCGACGACGAAACGTCCGTCACTGCCGTGCTGGGCACGGGTCATGGTTTTTCCTCCAACTCCTCGTCCTCCAACTCCAACGCCTCCTCGTCCGCGGTGACGATTTCCGTGACGACATGCGCGTTGGAGGGTGGTGCCTCGGTGGTGCCGAGGTCGTTGGTGGCCGACACCACGCAGGTCGCGGTGCGGCCAACATCATCGACCGTGACCGTAAGCGTTTCGGAGCCATCGCCGGTCGCGGTCCCGTTGAGCGCCCACTGATAGGCATAGGCGGTCGGCTCGCCGGTCCAGGTACCCATGGTGCAGGTGAGGAGGTCCCCTTCCTGGAACACGTAGGGCACGTCGGTGTTGATCGGTGCCGTCACCGGCGGCGTCGCCACCAGGAGCGCAACGGTGCCCTCGGGACCGCCGATCCACAGCCGGGGCGGGGCGGACAGCTCCACATATATCTCGCCCGCCGCCAGACTGCCGTCCTTGGGCGTTCGTAGACCAACGCGGTATCCAGGTAGCGTGGTGACGGTTTCCGGGTCGAATGCCATTTGTCAGTTCCTCTCTATTGCCAGCCGTAGCCGGAGAACGGGTGCGGGCTGTCGGACGACACGACAGAGACCGCGTTGCTGGAAGGAGCGAGCACATAGGTCTGCCCGGGCACGATGCACGTCAGGTTACCTGCCGAGGTGGTGCCGGACGCCGTCGCGATTTCGTTGATGCAGAGGTTAACCGTCGCACCGACCGGGTTCTGCAACCACCCACCCTGCGATCGGTGTCCCGCCGCCAGCGCGGTCACGGCAGAACCCCCAACAGCCACCAGAGACGTGTCCAGCGGTATCAGCACACGGACGGTCCACACGCCGTTGACCAAGGTGTCCGCATACGCAGCCCCTGTAAGCGCAAGGCTAACGAGCGCCGCCAAGACAAAACGCGTTTTCATAGTCGTCATCCTCATGTTGTCACCGCCTGCAATTCGGCATTGGACAACGCACGCGGCCAGTAGGCGACGCGCCTGATCCAGCCGCAAAGATTAGAGGCGGCGGTGGCATTGTTAATCACCGATAGCGTGGTCAATCCTGCCGGCATTCCTACTGCCTGAGAAGATGCAGCATTACCGTTCAGAGCTCCGGCATTTGTCGTCCCGCTCCACGATCCGGCAAGCTTTGACGCAACATTTGCAGCAACCCCGCTTCCAGCTCCAACTGTAGTCGCAGCAGCAGCAATGTATGTTAGAGTAAACGCGTTGGCGCTACTGGCACCGAGCCCTCGGATGATCAATCGATTTGCGGTAGTTCCGTCGGAAATAGCACAAGCATCACGATTGGCTGCTATCAGGTTGGGGCTTTGCGGCACCATATACTCAGCTAACAGCGAACTTTGCGCCACATTGAACCATCCGCCTGTCAATGGCATGGTGCAGTTCTCAATCGTTCGCGTGGCGGTGGCACCCGCCGTTGCGATCCAGCTGGTGGGCGGCGTGCCTGCTTCCAGCTGGGCATTCAACACCGACCCGGTGACCGTGCACGTCAGTGTCCCGGCTGTCGGCGTGAACGTCAGCGACACCCGCTGCGGAAACGCTCCGGTGCCGGTCAGCGGGCCTGCCGTCGAGACGCCGCTCAGTGTGATGGTGCCGGTGCCATAGAATGACAGCGTATAAACCTGCGCCGTGACCGCCACCGACTGCGTGCCAAGCGTCGTGCTGTTGAGGAGCAGGTTAGTGCGCGCCTCCTCGGCCAGCAACCCTTTGAGCACATGCGTAACCGGGTGGTAGTCCCACCGCGGCGTGTTGGCTGTCGCCGTCTGCATCGTGCCGGCGACGTCGAAATACGTCCCCACCGATGCGCGCGTGAACGTGAGGCGCGGATCGAGCGTGCCGGGAACCATAAAACTGAGGTCGAGCGAGGGGGGCGCCCTGCCGCCGAACAACGGCCCCGGTCTGACCTGCTGACCGCCGGCGGGATCACCAAGCGGCAACGGCTGCGACCAAGCCGGTCGCGTCAATAACAGAGCCGGCGCCGCAAGAACCAACCGACGCTGCACAATATTCATGGCTTTAACGCCTTAACCGCATCATCCTCGGCTTTCATGTCAGCGCGACACCCTTCCATGTGCTGGTGCCGTTGTCGTAGGCCCACAGGTTATGCGCGGTCGTGTCGTAGCGAAGCGCGATGCCTAGGGCAG